AGCGCCTGATACGACGGTGACTTCATCGGTAACGATGTCGAAATCAACAGCGATCAGGTTATCCAGGTTGTTGTTGTAGGATGTGAAAGTTTCAATGCTCATAACGAGACTCCTTTACGTGATAGGTTGATAATTAGTTAAGACCGGCACCGGCCAGGATGTTGCTGCGGGCCTCTTCGGATTCTTTATTGTCGCCGTCAGCCTTGGTCTGCTTGAGGCCGTCAGGAGACGCGGATTTGAGAGCGGAAAGAATGGCAGCACGGCTGGCTTCATCCGCTTTGGCTTCATCCGTCGCCGCACCGGGCGTTTCAATACGGATGTTAAGGGCGGTGGCCTGTTCGGCACTAATGCCGGTTGTGGCGAGTGCAGTCAGTTTTTCGCCGGTTTCGGTACCCATGGCAGCGGAGACCAGACCGATGACGCGAGCCTGTTCGGCGGCGGTTGCATCGGTGGCCAGTTTGGTTGCAGCTTCGCTGGTAACCATGCCCTGGGTGGCTTCGGCGGATATGGCGGTTACCAGATCCGGGTGTTTTTCTTTGAGTGTTGCGATATCCATGGTTTCCTCACTTTCAATGTGTGCCTGGGCGCCACCGGCCCGGCTGGTTGTTTTTTTCTTCGCGGGATCACAGAGCATGGTAATGAGCGCATCAAGGGTGGCAACACCGTCCACCAGACCCGCATCAACCGCCTGTTTACCCATGAAGATTCGGCCATCGGCCATTTGCTTGACAACAGTGTCGCTGCTGACGCCGCGGTTGCGGGCGACGGCATCGACAAAAACGGAATAGAGGTAGTCGGCTTTGTCCTGCATATCAGCCAGACCGGCTGCGTTGAGCGGTTCATACTGTGAGCTGACCCGCTTGTATTTACCGGCGGTCACTTCGGTCGTCTTGATACCCGCTTTGGCTTCAGCTCCGGAGATATCCCGATGGGTGAAGACGACACCGATGGAACCAACCGCGTTGGTATCGCCACTGATGTATATTTCCGTGGCGGCGGAAGCGGCCCAATAGGCGGCGCTGCATACCTGACCATCACTGTAGGCGACGATCTGTTTTTGACCACGGGCACCATAGATAACGTCCGCCAGCTCCTGGGTACCATCCACGGTACCGCCGGGGGAATCGATGTTGAGGATGATGGAATGCACCGCCGGATCACCCAGAGCGGTGCGCAGATCGGCAGCGGCATACTGGGTGGAGACTCCACCGCTGATATCCATAAACATGTTCATTTTTTTCGCCATGACTCCCTGAATGGGGATAACGGCGATACCGTCGGTAATGGTGGAGCCTTGACGACTGTTGTTGAGGGGTCGCCCAATTGAGGCCTCCACCTGGGGGATATTGATTTTATCGCCGCGCAGGTGAGTGGCGTAGATGCCCTGAATTTCAAGAAGCATGTCCGGGACGATGGCCCAGGGTCCGTTGACGACATCGGCTAGTTTCATGGTTGCTCCGTGGGTGGTGCTTTACTGACAGTTTCTTTTTTGGCGCTGCCGTCCGGCAGGCCGAGTTCTTTTTGCTTGGTGATTTCACGACTGCGCTGGTGATATTGTGCTTCCCAATCTTTGCCATTGCGGGCGGCAATATCGGCGTCGGTGAGGATGTTGTTGTTCTTCGCCATAACAGCAGCGACGATTTCCTTGACCGGGTCGATGTTGGTGCGACTCGGTACGATCCAGCCGGCCTGAGTCCATTCACGCTTGGCAGTGTAGAAATCAGGGGAGCCTTGCGGCAGCTTGATCATGCCGCGCAGCCAGGCCTCTTCAAAGACCATCTCCCATATGATCCGGCAGAAGTGGTCAATCATCCATTCCTGATACATGCCGAAAACCCGCCATGCTTCTTCGAGTGCGGCACGGGCGGAGCTGTAGTTTGTTTTGCTGAAGTCTTTGCTGATGACTTCATAGGGCATACCGGCGGCGGCACCGACGGCACGAAGTATGGTTTCAATAAACGGGGCAAAGGAATCATTGGGGCGGGTATTGGAGAGGATCTTCGGTTCTTCTCCCGCTTCGCCGTAGAGAATCTGGCCGGGGGTGACTTCCTGGTACCGCGCTTTTGCGTCATCAGGAGTACGGCCGGGAATGCCGAGGCCGGACATATCAACGCCCTGCTGTTTGCCGATCCAGACCGGGAACGAGGCGGCGACAATTGCACCAACCAGTTCGAAATCGAGATAGTCATTCATATCCCGGAAAAACTTCATAGCCGGAGCCAGGATCGACATGCCGCGTACATCTTCCGGACGCTTTTTATGAAAGCGGTGCAGCAATGTCGGGCGACTGCCGATGGATGGCGGCAGTTCGCGGTAGTGGCGCAGATCGAGAGAGCCGAAGAGACGGCCGTCATCCGGATCAGCGAGGAAGTAGCCACAGGGGCGGCCATTGTCACCAAGACGAATGCCGTCACGAATGTTGGGAGTAAGGCGCAGGGCAAAGGGAGTACGGAGACGGATAGGATCAATTGTCTGCAGTGCCAGACCAAAGGTACGGCCCGGCTCATCCAAAAACACCGGGATATTGACGAATTCACCATTGACCAGCATGGAGTAGATGTTCTGAAACTGGATGCCGTAGAAGTCAGAGCCGCCGGCAACCGGATCAGCCGAGGCATCAGCTTCGAGGTTCCAGGTTTCAAAGGCGAATTCTGCCTGTTCGGCAACTTCGGTGGCCTGTTCTTCGGTAATGCCGAGGCGCTTCCAGTTGGGTTTTGCTTGCGGCCAGAGTCCGGAGCCAACGGTGTTGATTGCCATGGAGTCAACCAGGCTGGCAGCATGGGCGTTATTAATGGAGAGTTCGTTGGCACGTTCGGCAATGGTTTCCCGCTCGAATCCTTCTTCGAACCAGGAGAGACGACGGGCCTGCCAGTTGGAAAGCGTGCCGGTACTGCCGGAGGCGGCATTGTGATAACCGCCGGCGTATGGTGACGGGTATGATTTACCGATTTTACCGATCATCTCCGGGGCCTCCCGGTGAAGATCTGCGGACCGCCGCCGATGGAAAGCTTGACCCGCTCACCCTGAAGCCATTCCAGTGTTTTGCGTATTTCCGGCAGATCGGCTTTGGTGACCTGTCGTTCACTGCCGCCAGTGGTCAGGCGATAGGCCTGCCCCATGGAGATAGCCATAAGAGCCGCTTTAAAGGCGGCTATCTGGGAGTCGAGTTCGGCGGTTGTAAAGAGGGGCGTGATTAACATGGGGTGAGCATAGCCCACCCAGGAGGAAAGTTACTTTACGGTTTGGACAGTTTGGACAATTTGGACAACTTTGACGATTTGGACAATTTGGACAGGTAACATATTGATTTATCGTTATGGGTCATGTTGATATTTCCGTTTTAGATTTCCGTTCCAGAAGAAAGTTGCTCTACGGAATCTTTGGATACAAACCAACTACGGGAGAAACCGAAGCGGAACGCTTTCAATTTCCCTTCCTCAATCAGATTGATAATATGCTGCCGTGAGCACCCCCACATCCGCGCAACCTGACCGACCTGGAGCATTTCACTTCTTTTGTACATACGCGGTTCCTGTTTGTGCATCTAGCGTCTCCTTTTGCTGAACCATCCGGGGCGTTGTGTGGTGCGGGTCTGCTCATGTTGCTGCTGTTGTTGGGCCCGGACTTCGGCCACTTCTTTCGGGGCGGGCCAGTATTTAACCTGGGCGATTTCGCAGAGGGCCATTTCGTAATAGGAACAGTCCCACAGGTGGTTGGCCCGCTTGGTGGGGTTTTCCCAGTTGATGCCGTTGAGGACTTCGGAGCACATCTGCGTTGCCAAGGGGCGCAGGTGTTCTTTGCCGAGACTGAAGGGATGTCCCATTTTGACGTCTTCTTCACGGAGTCCGGAATGGAGATGCCAGGCACCAGGATCACCCGGTTCTACCATCAGTTTTGAGGCGAGCCGGTTTTTGAAGATGCGGGCGTTGACGTTATGCAGCGCCACGGTGCCAGGCATGGGGCGACCAGTACCGGGAAGTTTGTCGAGTATGGTTTTTGTGTAAATCTGCTGCATGCGTGACGTCCCTTTGAAGGGAATGACGCCGGGGTTGCGCAGGCAGAAGAGGTAGCATTCTGCTGTACGGGAAAGATCGGCGTATTCTTCGGATTCACCACCTCCGGAGTCGATGGACCAGAGGTTGGGTAGATAGGTTTTGCCGGCAGCGTCTCGAAATTCGGAACGGAAGAAGACGCGCTCCAGCGCTTCCCAGCTGTCGACGTAGCCGTGACGCAGCAACCAGCTTTCCTGCTCGATTCCGAATCCCCAGGCGGTGATCTTGTACCAGAAGCCACGTTTCTGCATATCGGCGACGGCGG